CTCCCGTATCGATACCGGCAGGATCTATCACCGGGTGATCAGCGCTGCCGGCTCCGTGATTACTCCCCTGGCTAACTTGTATTCCACAGCTCCCTGGTTGATATCGGCAGGATTCGTCACCGGGTGATCAGCGCTGCCGGCTCCGTGATCACTCCCCTGGCTAACTTGTATTCCACAGCTCCCTGGTTGATATCGGCAGGATTCGTCACCGGGTGATCAGCGCTGCCGGCTCCGTGATCACTCCCCTGGCTAACTTGTATTCCACAGCTCCCGGATTGATACCGGCAGGATTTTGTTATAAAAAAAGTGTCCAAAATTATTTTGATATATATCTTAAATTTCAGCAATTTAAGCCTATTACGTTTGTCCTTTGGCATGGATGACCTACATTGTATCATTGCATCACATTAATAATATCAATCCAATGTCTGATAGTACAACACGCCGGATAAATATCTGGATAAATGGAAAAGAAGTTCAGAATAACATCTTTGCGATTCAGAACGCTATAAAATCGCTCACAAATTCAACCTCAAAATTAGATATAGGAAGTAAGAAATATATCGAGGGCATGAATAAAATAAAGACATTAAAAGGGATTATTCAGCAACATAATAATGTGATAAGGCAAACAAAAAGTTCATGGGATAGAGTTAAAGAGTCAATCAAAGGTTTGATGCCTATCATAAGCGCTGCGACAATATTAAATTTCGTAAAGGATTTAGCTGTAAAAGTTTTTGACGTGCAGAAGCGCTTCCAAACATTTGGTGCCGTGCTAAAGACAGCGCTTGGAAGTACAGGCGCTGCACAATCCAGTATGAAAATGATTCAGGATTTTGCCGCAAAAACTCCTTTTAGTGTTGAGGAACTTACCTCTGCTTATGTTAAGCTGGTAAATCGGGGATTCAGACCTACAAAGGAAGAAATGACGAAGCTTGGTGATTTGGCTTCATCTACCGGAAAAAGTTTTGATCAGCTTGTGGAAGCTATACTGGATGCAGAAACAGGGGAATTTGAACGACTTAAAGAGTTTGGAGTAAAAGCAAGTAAGCACGGGAATCAAGTGATCTTTACGTTTAAGGGTGTTCAAACGACTGTTGAAAATAGTGCGGCCAGTATTCGTAATTACTTGCTGACTATAGGAGAATCGGAAGGTGTAATGGGATCAATGGCTGCAATATCTGATACCCTTGCTGGCAAAGCTTCAAACTTAGGTGATGCCTGGACGACAATGCTTAAAGCAATAGGTGATGGGAAAACGGTATTTTCTGATGTTATTGATTGGTTGACAAAACTTGTTAATGCACTCACCTTGGCCATAAAAACACCTGAACAGATAAAAAATGAGGCTGAAGTTGAAAGCGCTTCAGGAAATGTTGCTGAATCAACTAATGAAATAAATGATAGTATTAAATTCTGGACTGATAAAGGTAAAAGCCTGGAAGAAGCTCGAAAACTTGCTTTAGAATCATACAACAAAGGTAGAAGCCAATTACTAAAGCAGCTTCAAAACGAAGCAATTATAACAGCCGGAATGCTAAAAGTTTATCAAAAAGGATTAAACGGATTTAAGGCTGAAAAAGCTATGTTTAATCTGATGTCCAGAAAGGATGATCTTGAATCAAGGGTAAGGGTTTTAAAATCAGAAATAGAACAAATTAATGTACTTTTTTCAAAACCAGTTGATACAAAAACTCCGATTGATATAACAAAGAATGCTTTACAACTATATGAAGAACAAATAAAGAAATATAATGATGAAATAATTAATGAAATCGGTAAAAATGGTTACAGCCCTCTTGCTGTCAGATTGAATGAGGAAAAAAAAGCGGCAGAGAAAGCAAAAGAGAAGATTGAGGATTATCAGAAATTACTGAAAGCTGGATTTTCGGTTGATCAATATAAAGACGTTCAGGAAACGCTTAAAGTTTTTGAAAAATTAACTGGTGCTCCTCTTGGTTCTGAATCACTTAGTGTCACTGGTAAGAAGAAAAATACATATGACAAACAAGGTGCATTGATTTCACCTTCACCATTTGACGGCAAATATAGAAAGGCTGAAACCGGCCCATCGGAATCAGATAAAGAACGTGAGCAGGCAGATGAAGAAGCTCAGAAGGCTTGGGAAAACCTTGCCATTTCGTCAGCAGAAGAGGTAAATAACACGATTTTCGATATTGTTAAAAATAGTCAGGAAGCAGAGCTTGATCATAAATTAGCGATGCTCGATAAACAACGTGAAGCAGAACTTTCTAATAAAAAACTGACTGAAGCACAAAAAGCTGCTATTGAAGAAAAGTATGATGCTAAGGCTCGTAAACTGAAACAGGATGCCTTTAAAAAACAGAAAGCTGCTGATATAATTCAAGCGGTGATCAATGGAGCTTTAGCTATTACCAAAACATATGCTGATTATGGTTTCTCGCCGATGGGTTTGGCTGCCGTTGCTGCTCAGGGTATTTCGACGGTTGCACAAATAGCAGTGATAGCTTCACAGAAAATGCCTGAATTCTCTAAAGGTGGATATACAGGTGATGGAGGGAAGTATGAAGCTGCTGGTATTGTTCATGCTGGAGAATATGTTGTTCCATCTGAGGTGCTGGAAAATCCTACTGGTAGATTATACGTCAACAGGCTTGAACAATTGAGGTTAAATAGACCAGTGTTGAGATCACAAGATCTGATAAACACATTATCAAAATCAATACATGGGTATTACAAAGGCGGTTATACATCTCTACCCACTGAAAACAAGAAAGCAATTATACCTACAAGCGATAGATCTGACAGTGATGGATTTAATTCATTGCTGGAAAAAACAATTAAAACAAATGAAATACTGATAGGTATTCTGCAAGGAGGAATAAGAGCAGAAGTATCACTGAGGGGACGATATGGGTTATATGAAAAGATCAAAGAAGATGAGACACTAAGAAAAAATTCACAGTTATAATTTAATTATGTCAAAAACCTAAACAATAAATTACAGATGGCTCTGTCATATTTCCTGCATTTTCTGCTCTTTTTTCTGCTCTGCATGATAGGGCGGGCGCGGGTGCAAGTACAGAACGAAGACACTTAAAATAAACATGCACCCCCTTTAAATGTGCATAACACATTCATATTAAATTAATTAGGTTAGTAATGTTTAATAAATAAACTGGATGATATGTTAACGCAAACTGATGAAGCTGAATTGAAAAAAATAGTATCTCAATGGGGGAATATGGTTACAAGGTCACTTAAAAATAATGCCTCCAAATTCCAACACGGAAGAAAGGGTATGGTGATCAGGAAACCTTCTGATATAGAATCAAAGGATGAAGGTAAAAAAAGGCTTGCAGCGAGTATTTCTTACAAGATGAAATCATTGTACGGGGTTCCTCAGTATGTATCATTCAGATTTGAACGACACGGCATATTTGTTCAAAAAGGAGTTAGCAGGGGATATGAGATGAGCGGAGGCCAGGTAATAAGGACTGCCAAACGAAAACCAACTAAGCAACGAAAACCAAATGACTGGCTAAACAGTGTGATAGAAAGGAATTTGCCTAACCTTGAAGCTAAGTTGATAGAAAGATTTGCCGATGCTGTAATAAATGTTGTTACCGATAAATCAAAAGTAAAATAATACATATGTATAGCCTGATCGAAGCCAAAGCAATAAAACCACACCTAAAATTTGACATAGGTGATGTTGTGTTTCTTAAAAGTGACACAAAAAAGACGTGCCCTATGACCATTACCGGATTCATAATAATGGATGATGATAATGATTATGTATTGAGCTGGATGAACTCACAAAAAGTACAAGAGAAGTCATTTTTTCCTGATAGAGCGTTGACCAATGAAAAATAGAGGAATACTAAGCTGGATCGAACTGAATAGGGTATCTAATGATATGGATCAGGTAAGAAATTACTTATGTGATTATATATCTGATGGAAATATTCGGGTGACTGACTTATATCCATGCTTGGGACTAAGCCGGTCAAGCTTCTACTGGAAGTTGAAAAACAGGAAATTCAATGGTAAAGAGATTGTGGCAATTATTGACAAACTTTTGAAATCAAATACCCAACAAATAATCACTAATTAATACTAACAATTAAGAAAATGTTTCAGAAAAAGAAGATCGGAACATTATCCAGGATGGATAAGTCCGAAATTGAAAGAATCAGAGAGATTTATGACAGATTATGCCTTACTCTCAATGATATCAAATTGACGCTGGAGGAAATACTCTGCAATTTTGAAAACGTGGATATTGATTTCATAGAAGCGTTCCTGAAGTCAGATCCTGAAGATTTCGTAAAGAGGAAATTTGTTGAGTTCAAAGGAATAGAGTTAAGTGGAATTTCAAAAGAAGCCCTTATTAATTCTAACCTGTTGGACTTACCCAAGGAACAGTTTGAAATTTTAATGAGTGATTTCAAAAAGTATAAAACACTTCTGGCCTCTGTTGAGAAGTTCTCAAATTTTAAAATTAGTCTGCAATCTCTTTATTCCACAGAGAATGATTATACTTTGTTTTCACTCACACCAGCGTTTGAAGCTATCCTGAAAGAGTTCTATTCTTATTACACCGAAAACGAAACTGAGAATGAACAGCTTGAAGCTATTGAAAAATTTGTTGATTCGGTTAATGGATTAATGAAACTTGGACTTATTCGCAAAGATCAGCGCTGGATGAATGATATCAAATTCCAACCGAACAGTTATGATATCGATCCGTCAAATGATAACCCATTGACTATTAACAGGCGATTTTTCTTCTATCGCAGACGGTTTGGGAAAGGAAATGATTTTCAAGTAAAATAATATTAAAGATGTTGGCCGGTATTGGCGTTATTGCTGATGCCGGTCAATATTTTTACTGGTAGAAAACAAATAGAAATAAATAGAAAAATAGAAAATGGAACAGCCTATAAGCATTGATTATATTGATGAGGTAATTGATGATACCTTAAATTACCGTGAAGCAATTATGTTTGCCATTCAGGAAATTGGCAATATTGAGTTGAAGATTATTCAACAGGGTTTTATTGTTTCTGATAAGGATTTAAAGGATTATCAATACCTACATAGCTATCTGGTGAATTATTGTAACGAAATGTATGAACATCCTGCCATTGACTTTTTCAGATCAACTGTTGATCAGTTAATCGACAAGCTGAAAGTGTATAGGTATATTCTTGATAGCTGCAATAAAAATCAGCCAGAAGCTAAATCAGCATATCAATGGCTTTATTTCAAAGTTCGACGGATTATTTTCTGGTTAAGGTTTGGTATATAACCAAATTATAAAAAGTTGCTGGTTCCTGATCGATCTCTTATTAATTTACTCAATGAATCTCTAAAGCTTCACTGAGCTTTGACATATAAAGCATTTTAAGACCTTCATCTTCGGCTGTATAATGCCCGGTAATAACTTCCCTGGTATCGCCAATAATCATACATCGAACCTCCAGCGGAACCCCGGTAGCAAGCAATAGGTTTGAGCATGTCCGCCTGGCTGAATGGAAGGTAATGTGTTTGTCGATCCCGGTTTCTTTTATTATATCTTTGAGATAGCGGTTTAAAGGTTGATTGCTTAATACACGAAACACCCTCTGTTGATCAAATCCGTGAGCTGTGAGCAAGTTTGAAGCTTGGGGGATGATAGGTATCAAATTTGCCTTTTTCGTTTTGTGCTGCTCAAAATTTAGCCATTTGGAGCCATCCTTGTTTTTAATATTGATAAAGCGAAGATCCTTAACATCCCGGTACCTCAAACCTGTGTAACAGGCAAACAAAAAATATTGTAAAACCGGTCGCAACTTCTTATTTAGATTTGGATCCTGATATTTCTCCTCAAGTTTGTTAATCTCTTCTTTCGTCAAATGCTGGCCGTTACCTTTTACCCTTCGGATTACCTGTCGTTTTACCGGATTTATAGGAGTCATTTCGTCATCAAAGGCTTTATTCATTATCCGTTTTACAAATTCTAGGCTTTTATTCCATGTATTTTCTTTGTTATGCAGCTCATTGATCATGTAAGCTTGGTAGCACTGCATGAAATCCATTGTTACATCTGCAAAAAGCAAAACCGGTCTGAAGGTTTTTAACTTAGATATTTGCTTATAATAAAATTGAATAGTTGCCTCTGAACGGATCCCGGCCAACTCCTTCTTTTTCTTTTCAGCATATTCATAAAACGATTCAGTTCCAAAAGATTCATTATCAAAACACCGGGTAAATTCACCAACAGTTAGCGGCATGCCCCCATAACTGTATTTCTGCCTGATCTTTAATGCCTTTTCATAGGCTTGATCAATAACACGATTTTTATGAAGAAATTCACAATCGGTTTTCTTAATCTGAGGGATACTATTTTTGAAAACAATATTATCAGGCTTAGTGTCAATTTGCAGATTGAAGCATTTCTTCTGTCTGCTACAAATTACTTGGAAGTAAATAGGAACATGGCCGTTATTTTTTTCACGACCTAAGTAGAATTTGAAAGTAGCTTTCATTTGGCATCTGTTTTTTAATTGTGAAACAATTGTGAAACAAATTGCCAAAAACTTTGAGAATACGGCCTATTAAACTTTATCCCAAAAAAGTCTAACAGTTTGAAAATGTGAAAGATTGAAAACAAAGTCTTCAATCTTTTCACATTCCAGGAGGTATCAAGCGGAGTCGAACCGCTGTACACGGTTTTGCAGACCGTTGCCTAGC